AAAACTGTGCTAGTGTTGTAAAATCTAGGCAACTGGAGAATGTTATGGCTGGACTGTTGGACTCAGGCGCTGAAATCGCCATTGAAATCAAAACTCAAGAGGCTGAAAACCAACTTGACAAAGATGAAGTAATGAAAAATCGTGATTTTGTTAAAACTCATTGGATGCTTGGCCCTGAGAAAACACAACAACCTAACAGTGAATATTGGCGAAAGCTGTCTACTGTGTGGCGTATTAGTCCAGATCAAGCAAAACGCAACCTGTGTGCCAATTGCGAGTATTTCAACGATAGTCCTGATATGCTGGCGCAGATGGAGCAAATCCCAGTAGACGCATATGACAAGGACGGTGGTGGCCGTGGTTGGTGCACCAAATTTGACTTCATTTGCCACAATTTGCGAGTTTGTCAAGCATGGGAGCGTGGCGAGCAACCAGAAGATGAAGGCGAAGACTACTCTAACGGAGAAGAATGATGGGAACTACCAATCAACAGCCAACAAGCGTCAAGCAAGCTAAAAAGCTGGCCGAGCAAGCCCGTAAACAAGCCGAGTCAAAGGGCTGGCAATCAATGGCTTATAAGTTTTCAGCCCCGAAAGGCAAAAAATGAAAATGACTAAACAAGGCCAAGCCAAAGTCGGCAAGGTAATGGGCGAGTACAAAGAAGGCAAATTGCACAGCGGTAATGGCGGTAAAGTCGTCAAGAGCCGTGACCAAGCCATCGCCATTGCCATGAGCGAAGCTGCCAAGAAAATGGGCCGTTACAAGGGGAAATAAGATGGCTGATGGAATTCGCGCAACGCCTTACAGGTCTTCTTTTGCTGGTTCTGCAAATGACATCTTGGGTGGCTTGCTGGGCTATATGCGCGATCCTCGCCGTACTCAGCAGATGCAAGGCTTGGCTGGCTTGCTGGAAAGCACAGGAGTTCCAAAGACACTAGAGCGTCTTGCGTATGGTGAGCCACTGACAAACATTGGACAAGCCAATGTGCCAATGCTCAAGCCAGAAACAGCAGAAGCATTGTTGACGCTGTTGCCTGTCCCTGTTGGCGCAAATAAAGCAGCTAAAGCACTTGATCCTGTTGTCCAGCGATATGGCCCAAAGCTAGAACAAACGCTCTTGCCAGCATTTGAGTCGGCTTACAACCGTGGCGGTGTTACCCGTGAGATGGTTGAGGCAATGGGTACTGGTGTGCAAAGTCCTTTGACCGTCTATCACGGTAGCCCCGCCAAGTTCAGCAAGTTTGACCCGACAAAGATTGGTTCTGGTGAAGGCGCACAGGCTTATGGCTATGGTCATTATGTGTCTGAAAGCCCTGAAGTTGCACAATCTTACAAAACTGGATTAACAAATCCATCAAGGTTTTTAGCACAGGAGGTTGAAAATGTATTGCCAGATGTCTTTAAAGGAAAGGCTCCTGATTGGTCTGATGCGATACAGAGTGGCAAAACATTTAGTGATCTTGCTTCTACTGTTAAAGAAAAATGGAAGAAGCAGGTTTTACTTCAAGCGAAACCAGAGCTTGAAAAAATAATTTCAAGGCAGCAATCTGGTGGTGCTTTCTACGAAATAGATTTACCAGACGATCAGATCGCAAAAATGCTTGACTTTGACAAACCACTGATGGAGCAGTCAAAAGAAATCCAAGCACTTGCTAAACAATACGGATTGACAGACGCAGACCACATGGGTGGTGACTTGATTGCCGCTATGGGCGCAAAGCTACCTGCTGGTGCTGAAGCAATGCGCCAAGTTGGAGTGCCGGGCATACGTTACTTAGACCAAGGAAGTCGTGGTGCAAGCGAAGGAACCTCAAACTTTGTTGTCTTCCCCGGTAACGAAGGATTGCTTACAATACTCAAACGCAACGGTGGATTGCTAGATTAACCCCGCAGATGTAAGTCTGCATTAACCTTGACCAACCTACGGGAGTCAAACAAGATGAATAAACAAACTGCAAATAACAAGGGCCGCCCTAAAGGATCACCGAATAGGGCTACGGCTGACGTAAGGGCCGCTATAGCCGCTTTTGCAGAGGGTAACGCACATAAGCTCCAAGATTGGCTTGATCGCGTTGCAGACGGTTCTGGTGGCATTAAGCCTGATCCAGCAAAAGCCGCTGATTTGTATCTCAGAGCCATTGAGTACCACATCCCCAAGTTGGCACGAACTGAAGTCACTGGTCATGGTGGTGGCCCTGTAGAGATTACAGGCATCCAAATCAAACTGGTTAAGCCGAATGAATCTTGAACTGGACTTCCCTGAAAAGCTGGGATTCCTGTTTGAGCCGCACCGATACAAGATTCTTTATGGTGGCCGTGGGTCTGCCAAGTCTTGGTCGGTTGCCCGTGCTTTGATTGCCATTGCGGTACAGAAGCAAACACGAATCCTTTGCGCCCGTGAGTTACAGAACAGTATCTCTGACTCTGTGATTGCTCTATTGGGCGACCAGATCAAGGCAATGGGGCTTGAATCGTTCTTTGATGTTCAGCGCACAGCTATCTACGGGAACAACGGCTCAGAGTTCAGTTTTGCTGGTCTTAAGCACAATGTCACTTCAATCAAGTCGTTTGAGGGTGTGGACATCTGCTGGATTGAAGAAGGCCAAGCTGTTTCTAAGGTGTCTTGGGAAACCTTGATTCCTACGATCCGCAAGCCAAACTCTGAGATTTGGGTGACCTTTAACCCTGACCTTGATACTGACGAGACTTACAAGCGTTTTGTGGTCAACCCGCCATCAAGCGCAAAGATTGCCAAGGTTAACTGGTCTGATAACCCGTGGTTCCCGCAAGTTCTGAAAGATGAACTGGAAGAACTTAAGGCTAAGAACATGGACTCTTACCTTAATGTCTGGGAAGGCCATACCCGCCAGATGCTTGATGGCGCTGTCTATGCCAATGAACTGCGTAAGGCGCAGGAAGAAAACCGCATCCGTGAACTGATTATTGACAAGACAATCCCTGTTCAGACCTTCTGGGACTTGGGATGGGCAGACATGACTTCAATCTGGTTTGTTCAGGTTATCGCTGGCGGTGAGGTTCGGGTGATTGACTTCTACCAGAACTGCCAGAAAACCATCGACCATTACGCCCAAGTCTTGCAAGAGCGTGGTTACATTTACAAGGATTGGTGGCTTCCTCACGATGCCGAGAACAAGAATATGACGGGTAAATCCGTTAAAGACATTCTTGAAGGCATGGGTAAACCAATCCGAATCACGCCTAAACTGTCTGTTGCTGACGGTATTAACGCCGCCAGAACATTGCTGGACAGGTGTTTCATTGATGGTACAAGGTGCGCTGATGGACTGCAAAACTTGCGCCATTACCGCTACGATGTAGACCCGAACACCAAAATGTTCAGCAATAAGCCGTTACACGACCAGCACTCACACGCAGCAGACGCATGGCGTTATGTTGCTGTAGCCTTAGATGAAGGCGTTACTGGTTGGGGTAAATCTATCAACAAAACTCCTAAATGGGTGGTCTAAATGTTCATGTTGCGTCAAGGTGATCTTTCAAGTGCTAAACGGGTCGAGGAACTTGAAAAGCGTGTAGAAATGCTTGAAACTGTGGTAAAAGCATTACAATTACCTGAACGCCCAAAACTCGGGCGACCTTCAAAGGTGAAAGATGAGCCAAAACCAACTCAAAGCGGCAGTCCAAGCAGCGATTGACGATTCCATTGGGTTTCTGGAAACGGAAACCGTTGAACAGCGTAAGTTATCGCTTCAAGCGTATCTGCGCCAGCCTTATGGAAATGAGGTTGAAGGAAAGTCCCAGATCGTTACTGGTGAAGTTGCAGAAGCAATTGATGGCGCTTTGCCTGCGTTGATTCGCATCTTCACTGGTTCTGACCAAATCGTTGTGGCTGACCCTGTTGGCCCCGGCGATGAAGCTGGCGCAAAGCAAGCTACAGACTACCTGAACCACATCTTCTTGAAAGATAACCCCGGCGTTATCATCCTTCACGATTGGTTCTTTGACGCTTTGTTGCAGAAGAACGGTATTGTTAAAGCCGTTTGGGAAGACAAAGAAGATGTTACTAAAGAGACTTATGAAGGTCTGTCTGATGATGAACTGGCAATGCTGTTGCAAGACGAGAGCATTGAAGTCGTTGAGCAAGACACAGTAACTCAGCCTATTCTCGATCCAATGGGTATGCCTGTGTTTGACGAGACAGGCGCACCAGCCACTTACGGCATCCATGATGTCACGATCAAGAAGACAGAGAAGTCCGGCAAAGTTGTAATTGCCAATGTGCCTCCTGAAGAATTCCTGATTGCCAAAGCTGGCATCACAATCAATCAAACTCCGTTCTGCGCCCACCGCCGAATGATTACCCGTAGCGATCTAGTCGCAATGGGCTTTGATGAGGAAATCGTTAACAGCTTGCCAACAGGTGATGCTCTTGCCTATACACCAGAGCGTGTAGCTCGATTTGCTCCCGGTGAACAGCCTTATGACATTCAGACAGACGACTTCTCCATGCAAGAAGTTGAAGTCTTTGAGTGCTACATTCGTTACGATGGCGATGAAGATGGCATTGCAGAGATGCACCAAGTCTTCTACGCTGGCAACGAAATCCTGAGTGATGAAGAAACGGATTACATCCCCTTCTACTCTGTTTGCCCTCTGCCAATCCCGCACAAGTTCTTTGGTAACTCGTTGGCTGACCGCACTGTTGACTTGCAACTGATTAAGACAACAGTAACCCGTCAGATGCTGGACAATATGTATCTGACCAACAACAGCCGAGTGACTGCTGTTGAAGGCCAAGTTAACCTTGATGACTTGCTGACTTCCACCGCTGGTGGTGTGATCCGCACTAAATCGCCAAACGCTGT